GTATTTTCGTTGGCATGGGTGGTCTTAATCTTTGCTGGCAATCCGTGCCAGATGGTCATTTTGCAAATCTGACAGGAACATGTCAGATCCGTATGTTTCATACTTTGATTCGAGGTCTGATATGAAGTTATCTTCCCAACTGCCTGATGCACTGTTTTTTGCATCATTTAGTAAATCCTCAAAATCTCTATCATTGTATAAATCGCATACTCGCTGACTCATAATATCTCCCGTTATTATTTTCCTGCCTTAGCTTCGTCAATCAGTTGCTGTTTGATTCTTTCCTGTTCTTCCGGTGTCGGTGCATCCAAATTTGGATCTGAATTATCCGATTTGGGCGGAATAATTTCGCCCGTTGTTTTATCAATGTCTTCAACTCCATGCGAATCTGTGTCGATAACAATGCCGTTTTCAATAGTCACACCGCGACCACTCTCAGCCGCATGACTAACGTGAAGCGCATTAGATACTTCGATTGAACATGGCATGTATTTTAATACCTGCAGCAATGGTACTTTTCGGCAGTACATTTCCCAATCACGGTAGCTGTAATGATTTTTCCCGACCTTGTTATATTTATCCCGATGCTTGGTGATCTTGGATACGCGCCACAACTCAATGACTGGCATGGCCGCGTCTTTAACCCATCCAATGGCGTAAGCATGGGTTATATCTTCAGGCGCATCCAGGTCGGTTTCATTGTGGATTATCAGATCCCGTCTTGCCCCATCGGTGTAGGTGTATTCCTGGTCTTTGAAGATAACGCCGGTATAAACTGTGCCACGACCACTACGAGCTACCAGGTCAGTGAGGCCGCGCCATCCTGGCGCGAAGGTACAGGTTTTACCGTATGGGATCAGGTAGCCTGCGCCATTAACGCCTACTTCAAGTCCAAGCTGTCCTGCTGTCATAAGGGATGCAGCAATACTTTTAGGATCGCATTCCTGCAACTTTGCACTTGAACTAAAAGCAGTGAGAGCAAGTCGTGCCATACGATCAGCGGTCAGATGCTTAGGTAATGCTAATGCTAGTTGTGGTTTAAATTTATCCATAAAACTGCTAAATATAGCCACTGGATTTTCTTTTTTTCCAGATGTAGCCGCCTTTAATTCACTAATTGACATTATTTTTCCTTATTCGTAGATGTTTATTTCTGCATTCTCGGTGGTAGCTTGCTGTCTTATATATATAAAGCAATTCTGGCGCGTCATGCATCTTGCAAAAATTGCACATCCTATAATCTGGATTTCCAGATGCGTCATATGCTCTTTGCCGTTGATGGATAAGCATGTGATACGCTTGGTCTTGGCATACAAGAAGGTTGTCTTTAGAATTGTTCAGCCTATTACCATCAATATGATGAACAACAGCACCTTTTGGTAACTTTTTTCCAAAAGCTTTTTCTGCAATTAAGATATGTTCCTGCCGATCATTGAAATATTTATATCCATCGCTGCTGTTTATCCATCCGCTGCCTTTTGGGTTCTTCTTTCTTTCTGTCACAAAACCATTCTTGCGCCATTGAATGTAGTGCATTACACAAAAGCCTTTAGCTTCATGATTGCCTGTACATCCGTCTACGCTGCAACCAATAAACGGCTTCCGTAATGGAGTATTTATGGCATCTTCAAAACTAATTTTTGCTTTATTTATTCTTTCCCATAATGTTTTATATGGGAGACCTACTATTGCTGCTATTTGTTTTATCGGCATACCTATAAAATCGGATGGCGAATATTTTTTATTCATAAGTCAATCATTTGATTAAAAAGGGCCGGGCCCCTGGTTTTGTTGTTGTGCATGTTCTGATATATGCGTCTATATCATCTTGTGAGTTTTCGGCATAATCCTTAGCAAGCGCATAAAAAGCCCGTTTCCAGTCTGTTTTGCTGCTATTTCTATTTGATTTCCAGGAGATTAATTTATAGCCGTTGTGTATAAGTAGAGCCGTTTCTCCCATTCGCCGCTTTATATTTGTACTAAGGACTTCAATTTGTGCTTCTCTTTGCTCTACTTCCTGCCTGAGTTTGGTTAATTGTGCATACCAGTTAAACATTTCCGCATCGGCTTCTAATGTTGCGCCTGAGTCAATTTGGTACAGCCGGTTTATATCTTCAGCGGTGGCCGGTTCCGGTGGATTCCTGTCCAGTATTCTTTGCCAGAACGCAATCTCCCGATCACGTATGTATGTGATCATGTCATCATCACGATTCACGAAATGAACTCGCAAGTCATCTGCACCAATCAATGCAGCAACTACCGTTTGATTTATGCCTGTTACCATTTGTCCATGGAGTACTTGCGCGGTGTAATACATGGGTATTTCGTCGGTGCCTTCAGTACCCCAATGTTTTGCTGCGAATGGATGAACGGTTTTAATTTCCCCATTCATGTTTTTACCGTTGACGATTAACTCAAGATCAATCTCAGCGGCCATAAAACTATGCTCAGGATCAATGTATCTGTTATTTCGGCCAATGATTTGAACGGTGTGGCCTTGATCTTCAAGTTCGTCTATCAGCATTTCACAAACAATCGGTTCCCAACGTTTGCCACGGTTGAATATCTTCTGTTTTGCTGGTGTCACTTCTTCCTGGTACTCGCCTATTTTCTCCTGATACAACTGTAATTCGGATTTCCACGGCGATACACCAAGGATTGAGGCCACGTCAGATCCGCCCAAATACTTACTGCGGTCAGGATTGATATCCCTCATTACTGCCAAGGTATTCACGCGAGTATCCCTATGTTTTTAAGATTGTCACGGAATCGATCAATGGATACTTTACGAGCATCCAGGTTATCGTATTTAGTGTTGAGATCCACGGCGCTCATAGTGAATTCAATTACCTTTTGCTGATACTCAAGGTTCTTATGCCAGTCAGAACCATTGAATCCATCAATATCTTCAATTAATCCCTTTTCCAGTGATTCCATGGCTTCAAGAATCATGCCCATGAAATTGCAGATCCCTTCACGTTCTATCAGTAATTCAATATCTATTACATTTCTGATGTGGTTTGGATCATTGTTTATCTTTAAGTTTTTCACGATATCCTGCGGTATTTAAACGCTCTGCTAAGTGATTTTGTATGCAACAGCCAGTGGCAAATGTTTTTGAATTGTCGCCAGGCTGTTGGCCTGTATGAAATTGCCATGATTATTCCCCGCAATAACCGATAAATTGAGTATCAGCTACAAAGGCACTATCCCTTTCAGAAGCCCATGCCAGAACAGCCAGCAATGCAAAAATAATCAGGTAAGTGACTGTTTTTGTGCTGAATGCTTCTTCAGGTGCGCGATAATTCTTCATGTCTCTGTTAGTCATTTTTAAGTTTCCTTCAAAATAATTTCACACATAAATAATACGGATTCGTACTATATAAGTCAATACGGTATCGAAACAATCTACTACAATTTTGGATTAATGGGGAAAATAATTACGCTATTTCTGAAGAAAACGAGGTGTGGTAAATAAAATACGCTGGAACAAGGCAATAAAAAACCCGCTCATAGGCGGGTTAATGTAGATGGTGATGGTGATATGTATGGTGAGGTGCGATTATGCAGCCAGCGTGATCCTGGTGATTCTAGTAGTGCTAGTGTGACTCTACTGTTACTCTACTGATGCTAGTGGTCGTGATTATCGCGCCCATTACCCTTGATAGCCCTGCGATCAGGATGCACGCGCTTGTCAGCGCCACGGTATTTTGCGTCTTTCTCATCTTGCATACGCTGCTTGTACGTTCTTCTATCCATCGGTATATCCGCTATTACCTGAAGGATTTTAATTGCATGTTCTAGCCGCACTTCCGGCATTTTCTCAATCATCCGGTGCAGGATCTTCCGCCGGTCGTTGATCGCAAAAAACAGCTCTACTGCCTTGTCATTGTCATAGTCAATTTCCACTTCCCCTATGATCTGACTGGTCAGTAAATTGTAGGATTTAGCTATGCTGGTTAACGTTCCTATCCGCGGATATGGGTGCTTTCCATTCAATATCCGGTTAATTGTTGCAGGTGATACGCCTGATTTATCCGCCAGGGAATAATCGTTATGCCCTGCCTTGTGCATCAAAGTCCTGATAATTTTTATCCATTGTGATTCTTCTGCTGGTTCTGTTGAATTTGTCATAAGTAAGTGTTTTTTGGGCTAAGGTCGCCTGTTATAAATTCGTTTTCGTATTATCCGAGTAGATAATAAGGATTTCGTTCAAAATTATCAATAGCGCAATTGTCATAAAATGGGTTACGATTGCGAGATTATGATCGAAACAAAATTTATGGACATCCAAACAATATTGAAAAATCTGGCCGCAGCCAAAGTAACCGATAAAGAAATTGTGAAAGCGCTTAAAGCAGACGGGTATTCGATTAGCCCTCCGACCATAAGCAGACTGCGCAATTCCGTACACCGGCATACAAAATATGCTACGCATGTTCGGATCAAGGGTCTGTACGATGAAGTACTCAAGTACGGCAGGATTATTGATGCAGAAGATAGGCAGAAACAGTGGTGACACTTACCACAATACAGAATCAGATCAGGCCATGTGAGGCAGGATCGGCACAGAAGTCTACGCCAGCAGGCGGTTTATCCCCGATTCTCTCTCAGGTCGGGGATTTTTTTTTACTGAAAAGTAAGAACCAGATTTTTCCCCATAGCGGCAGCGGCTTTTTGGAGTTGTTTAAGGTTTGGGTAATGATTTGGGTTTTCCAGTCTTTGTGCAGAAGGCCAGGAAGTTTCCAGTGCCCTTGCAATT